CCGCCACTGTTTGCCACTTCAGAGAAGATATACGGGAACCGAACGTTACCAGAATAAGTGGCAGAAACAGTATTGCCCTCACAATAAAGGATAAAACCGCCGTTAATATAGACGCCAAAGTTAATTCTCCCTTTCGTAAACTGCACGGTGCCGCCACCAGAGCCAGTTACCAGAGAAGGAACAAAATCTTCTGGATCTGATAGACTACTCCAAGCAATATCTGTCTCACTAAAAGCTACAAGATAGCCATTAGCGCTAAGAATACCTAGAATATTTGTAGGTGTTAAACCAGCAAGAGTTACGGGCAGCATGGTCTTGGTTGTAGGATCATACTTAAAACAACCATACCGCTCGTAGTAAATATAAGTAGTTCCGTTAATGTAAGCGGTGGTTACAAGAGTCGTGCTTGAAAGAGTGCCAGGAGTAATAGGAGAAACAGAGGCCCAATTTCCTACTGTCTCATCCCACACGTAATTCTTACCAATCGCCGGAACAAAAATTCCATTCATAACTTCCGGGCTGGTATAACGAATAACCATTGCATTATCAAAATCTGTCTGCCCGGTAAGGTTAGGAGGAAGAACAGAGTTATAACCAATACTCTGATACCCCTGTCCTGTCGGAACAACATTATGCATGTAAAAGACCTGAGGAATTCCTCGATCCTTATTCGGAACATTCTGCTCAGTTACACGATCAAAGTTAGTATCTTGACCTGGGACAATAATGCTCCTTCCCCATAAAGAGGTAGCGAATGGAAAGATAGCAACTCCAAGGTTACATCTCAGCCATTGATGTGCCATTACCAGGGCCTCGTTACATCCAGAGCAAAACCCCAATTCGCTAGGGTAAGAGCTACAACTGCACCAGTTGTTTTATTAAGGGCAGTAATAGCAGTTGCAAAATCAAAAGATATTTGATTTTTATTCTCATACACCAAGAATTGACCAGCAGTAGTAGCTCCTGATAGAGCCACTCGCACCATATTCCCTACTTCAAAGTTATTATCTGGCAGCTTACATACAGCATAAAGAACTGCATCAACTCTCTGCTGCCCAAGGTTATGATTAATAATCTGTCTTGTTCCAGGAGCAGGAAACGGCAGGGCATTAATCACAGCCTGCTGCAACCTAGACTGATAAGGTATGAAATTAACAGAATTTATTATATTACCAGGCCCGGTGTTTGCCTCTCCGAGATACAAGACAGGAGTAGTGGCAAAGATTGGGTCAATACCAGCACTAGGACTTGGGCCAGTTATAACTTTCATCTGCATATTAACAGTATCAAACCAGTCCGCCGCATAAGCTGGAGTAGAAATATCCGTAGGAGTTCCTGGGACAGGCATAGCACCAGAGACACCAATGCTGTAAGGTATAAACTCTACCTCATCAATATACCCATCCATAAACTCTGAGCCAGCTCCATTGGGACTTGCACCAATTGCAGCTTGAGAGATTGCATTATGCACGCGAGCATTAGAGGCAACAGCCTGTTCCTGCGCCCCATTTACAAAGAGGCGATAAAAGCCGTTCTGCTGGTCAAAGACCAAATCAATCATGCTATAAGCAGATAGCGTAGGAGCTGTAATTCCNTGTGCNTTANTNGTAATATCATTTGAGCCATTATTACTGGAAAGACAGAAGGCCCATCGGATTGTTCCAGCATTATTAAATATACCAAGCTTAATACCGAAGTTACCGCCAGGGCCAGCAAAGCAAACGGCTGTCTTAAAACTACCAGCTCCAGGATTACTAGCAGGAGCAACCCATGCTCTAATGTGCCATCCATTATCGCTAGGAATAAAGCTGAAATCATTACTACGAATGAAGTCAGTTGTTCCATTAAGTGCATTACCGGCACCGCTACCACCAAGCGCACCAGATCCGAACTTAGGATTAGGCGCAATTCTAGCAGTTCCCTGTCCGGCCCAAGAATTACCAAAATCATCTAAGAAAGTTGCACTAAGAGCAGGAGTATCAAAGTGCAGAAGAGCTTGGCCCTGTCGCGGAAAGAAAGCACAATAATACGGACACGCAGCAACCGCAGAAGGAACAGCAGTATTAAGCGCCATCTGCACTTTAAGATAAATCTTACTACTAGCAAGGGAGTTTGCAATCCAAGTTGGTTTATTTTCGCTCAGCGTAACAACTACGTCACGAGCGCCAAAGTAACCAAACCCATTGGCGGCACTAAATACAACCGGATTATCTGTGGAAGCTACTAGATCTAAGTTAGTTCCATTAATGGTAAGATAAGCAGGAATACCAGTATTATTGCCACTTACAGGTCCGCACTGAACAGACTGCCGAACAGGTGTATTAATATACTGCCCGCCCGCAGAGTCAAAAATTGGCTCAAATCCAGCAGGAGGATCATATGTCATAGACTGCTTATCAAACACTCCTGTAAACTTGTCACCGGAAGTAACAAGAGATACAACAGGATAATAAGCTGTAGTTGCAATGCCGGTTGCAGTAGAAGTTCCCAGCGGACTTAGAACATTATTCTTCCTGAATGAAACTTTCCTACTATCAAGATCCAGGGCGACACCAATAACATCGCCAGGAACAAAGGTAAAAGGAATTCCACCTATGGGAGCGCCAGTAGTTCTGCCGAGCGGGCCGCCGTAACTATAACCAGAAGTGAAGTCAACTCCTGGCTGTCCGGTAAGAGGAGAATTAGCAGCTGCAATGCCGATGAAACCAGGAGAACCGCTGACGGCATCTACATTAACTTCCCAGTACCACTTGCCAGTGTTACGAGCAAGAATACCATAGACGTTTGTAATAAACCCGTCGCTTACATCCTTAGTAACTGTAAGATTATCATTACTAAGAACTAAGCTGGCGTGTTTATTACTGGTACTCCAGGACTGAGTTACTGTCAGTAGTTGCCCGAGATATGATTTAAGGGAACGAAACTCTGCTGCCGCAGACTGCGCAAATACTGTTCCAACCGGTTGAGTAGGATCTGCTGGATTAGGAATATAGGCCATATCTACTACCTATTAGAATACATTAAGGACATCGAACCATACAACAACGTCAGCAGTTGCAGCTGCGCCGAGTGTAAGATTGAATGATCCATTGCCAGGAGCTGCTTGCACATTCTTAGCGGTAGTATCAAAACCGCCCTGAATGCCGCACTTAATAATACTATTCGGCGACACAAGATTATTTGTGACAGTAATAGTAGTTTGTCCGGCAGCTATCTTAGTAAGACCAGCTGGCTTATTAATAATAGCATTACCAGGAGTGCCGCTCANATCTGTGTAAGCAACCCTGACTCCATTTGTAACTGTCAATTGCAGAGTCTTCTGATTAAGCCCAAAAGCAAGATTCCAATTAGCGGCAGTATAATAGAAGTTTAAAGTATCCGTTAGAATGGTAGCATTATCAATATCCACAAAAGGGATAGAACCAATCGGCGGATTAGGAATAGAAAGTTGCGCCCATACAAGAGACGGATTACTCATTTATTTGCCCTCGACAAGAATATTACTTTTAACCAGTGCAGAGGTATGAGCTATAATCAAGCCACTCTGAGGATGATCGTATTTCCTAGAGGCTTCCTCTTTACCAATCATCTGGAAGATAGCGGATGCAGCATCGTAAATGATAGCATAAGGATATTCTCTAGCTATCCAAGAGTTATATCTATCTACATTAATATCAGGCCAAGCATACCAGCCGAACAGCGCACGCTTGAAAGATGTTGCGCTTTTAAGAGCTAGCATTGATCCGATCTGATAATACACATCTTGTTTTTCAGCTCCATACCCATCTAAGATATCTCTTGGATCGAGCGGCTGAAAGAAGGAAACTGCACAATTACTGCCAATAGGAATTCCACCTTCATAGAAGATTGGCGGCAGAATAGTAGGATTTTGTTGTGATGCAGAGTATGCACCATCCCACTTGCGCGCATACGCCATGTTTCTATAGAACGGCAGAACCTGTGTATCTATCGTCTGTAGATAAGCAGCATTATCAAAGACGGCCTCCGCACTGACAATATCTTTAAAGAAGAAACTGCCATCAAAGGAGTGCATTTTAAGGGTAGAAGAAAGAACTTTCTGAAGCGTTTCTTCTACGTAGTCCGGGCGGTTAGTCTCAATATAAACTTTATTAACAAGATCTGTGAGTAATGGGTTCATAGAGAAACTCCCCGCCCCGCTACAATATTATTACTGAGCTACGTTAGCTGACTTATCAGAGCTAACAATACTGGACTGGAAGTTCTGCCCCTGAGTAGGAGCAATAGATACAGTGGCGTTGCCAGTGCGGAGCTTCTCAAGGGCGCTCTTAACCGGATCGACACCAGCAATCTTATTGGCGTCAGCAGAATTAACTGCATTTTCCGCATTTTTTTGATCTTCTTGGCGCGTAGCATTAACACGAGTGGCTTCAAGCTGCTTCGCAAAATCTCCTTGCAACTCGCGGCGAATCTTTGCTTCCAACTCATGCCGAAGCTCTGCTTCAACCTGCTCGCGAATGAAGGATTTAGGATCTGTCTTCATGCGGAAGTTTGCAACTTGATTCTGGTCTGCAACCTGGAGGTAAGTATTACCAGATGCAATTTCCTTATCAAGATAATCCTGATCTTCCTTGATATTCGTCCGGTAAATCTGATTAACAAAGCCCAGCCGTTTACCATCCGTCCGGTGGAAGGAAGCAGCAGGAGCCGGGCAATAGTAGAATTTCTCTACCTGGGTAATAGTGGTCGGAAGTTCTGGGGTTTTCGCGACCAGTTTAGGAACGGAAAGCGCGGACTGACCGGCTTCAGGATTAAGGAGATCTGGATTTGACATGTTATTTACTTTCTGCGGAAAAGGGTAAGAAAAGAGGGGATAGAAAGAATTAACTTCCTATCCCCAGTTGACCATCTAGCTAATAGTCGAAGTTAGCCAGCGGCCGCAGCCGTCAAGTTAGTCAGGATACCAAACGCGGGAGGATTTTTAACGACCGTGGTAAGCTCAGTGGTAAGAGTCCCACCAACAGCGTCGATGCCATTATCGACAGCCTCGGAGTCAAGATTAAACTCTTTGTTCTGAGTTTTACGATCGCCAAGATAAGCAAGGTTGAAACTGCTGAGATCAACAGCAATAGCCAACTTGCTCCACGAAGGGTTAGTGTTAAACAGCGGATGCTCGATCAGACGGAAAGTTCCGCGAGCAATCTTAATGGTGGAGAATTGCAGACCAAAACTAGTCTGACCATCGACCATCATATAAGTGCCGTTCAAGCGACCAATATTATTGATCACTTTCTTAGCAGTTCCGCCTACAAACAAAACTCGCTCGTTAGCAACTTTCGGGTCCGTAGCCTGATTAAAGCACGGATCAAAAGCAGCTTCAAACTGAGTGTAGTTAGTAGTGCCGCCAGCAATAGTAACGTTGGCAGCAGAGTAAGAAGAAGGATAGTATGCAAGGTTAGAAACAATGCTATAGATACCATCCATTGTGCGGAACGGCTGACCATTGCGAGTTCCAGAATACTTCTGACCAAAGAAGATACCCTTCTCAATATCAGCAGCATGGAAACCAGCGCAGTCCTGGCGATTTTCGGCGACGTTAGTATCACCAGCGATAACTTGAGTTGCACGAGCCGAGTCAGAAATCGCCCAAGTATTACGGAAAATCTGGGTCAAGTTAGTAACTCGCACCGGATTAATCGCAAGAGCATTAGGACGAATCGAAGACTCTTCAAACGCACTGCCTACCTGATACAAGTTAACACTACCAGCGATAGGCTGAGCAGCGATACTACCAACTGCGCGCTGCACAGAAACCTGCGTCGGAGAAAGCACGGAATTAACGAGAATATTTTCACGAGTAGTATCTACCATGAGCAGCATTCCAGAAAGAATGTTTGCGGTAGAAGTAACAGTGAAAACAGTGTCTCCAGCCAACTGGCCAGCAGCAGAGACAGTAAGCTGCGGAAACAGCATCGTCTTGGTAAAGAACCCATGTTCCGCCTGAACAGCAGTTTCAGAAGAAAGCATGGAGGTAAGACCAAACAATGGCGCATTACCATTAGGCATTAGTCGCGTAATCATTCCAGCAAAAGATTTCTTCGCCAGATCCTGGGTAAACAATGAAGTATTGAAAATACCAACAGACATATTAGACCTCTTATTTCTAGTAGAATCTTACAGAGTGGTAGAGCGAAGAGAATCAATCTGGACAGTAGGTCCGAAAGAAAGAGCGACGCCACCAACAGCAGAAGTTGCAGTAGCTACGGCACTCAGTGTAACTCCGACCATTCCGCCCTGTCCCATGGTAATACCAATGACAGTAGTGCCAGCAGTAATACCAGTGCCAGAAACGGTCATACCAGGAGTGATAGCAGCAGCCCCGATAGGACCATTAGAAGCCATGAGCGGGAGAGAACTAGCTCCGGACGGAAGAACGAAAGTAACGAGTGCAGAAGCGTTGGTAGTATTGCACTGCAAAGTCTGAGGATCACTGGCGTTTAGAATAGTCCAGAGATACTCGCGAACAAGAGAAGCAGCACAGTTAAGAGTGCCAGTGCCAGCAACAACACCGGTGCCAGCGGCAAAAGTCATGGCCTGAGCAACCGTATTAATAAAGAGCGTACGGAAGGTGGAACCAGGAACTACGTTGCAACCGGCATTACCTTTAAGCGCGGCAATGATGTTGGTAGCAGTATCCGTCGTATCAGTGTAACCAGCACCAGGGCCAGTTCGACGAATAATACCAGCAGCAATAGCAGCACCAGTCCAAACACCGGCGCCAGCAGTAGCAATACCACCAGCGAGAATGTTCTCACCACCAGCAATAATATCACCCGGATACGCAGAACGGGCGAGATTACCAGCATCAGAAACCATAGGACGAACTAGCATATAAAATTCTCCGGTTAAATATTAAGTTGCACTTACGCCAAAAAATGCGCCCCAGTCCTGTTCCTTAGGAGAAGCAGCGCTGGGATTAGGAGTTTGTACGACACTCTTGCCAGCACCCTTAAGAATTTCTTCTGACATAGCAGTTAGAAACTCTCCTGCTTTCTCTGCAACTTGCTCCGGAGTGAACCCAGGATTTTTTGCAGAAATAGCACTCTCCAGAGCACCCTGGAAAGGTTTAATGGCAGGATTATCGAAGATGGGATTGTGTTCGCGAACAGCACCGGAAAGAGAATGTTTCCGTAGTGCTTCAGGAAGCACCTGTTTCTGGAACGTTTCTGCTTGTTGCGACAATGCTTGATTAACCATTCCTGCTGTGGTCTGCATTGCAACTGCAAAAGATGCTTGTGTAGCTTCTGCTACCAACTGCGAAATATCCCCTTTTGCTGCTTTGTCTTTTGCATCTTGGGAAATACCAGCAGTAAAATCTATCTTCTTAGCGGCTTCTGCAATTTTAGCAGGATCAATATCAAAGGCAGGACTTGCAGGAGTCGCTTTCTTAGCGTTAGGATCAGTTTTCCATAGGTCCGCAAAATTCGCAAGTGGGGATTTATCTCCCTCGCTAGCTTTCGGGATAGCTGCAACACTTCCATCAGACTTAACTGTATTATCATTCGGAACTGTTGGGTTTGTATTCTGAGTCCCGGCAGACGGCTCCGGAGTAGGGGCAGGAGTAGTAGGTGCTGGAGCGGACTTAAAAATATCAAAGATACCGGCCATGATTATTCTCCTTCGATCTTAGGTTTGTTAGCAGGATGGTTAGCTGCCTGTTGTTGTAACTCTATAATCAACTGCTCTCTTGTAGTATCGTGCGTTGCTAGTAAGTAAAGATAAGCCTCCATCTTTCCTCTTATATACTCACTCTCGCGGATGAATTTATCATCTGCATTCGGAGAGTCAGGATCATATGCAAGCAATGCTTTCTCCTGAGCTGCAATCGCTAACTCAGTCTGAATATGCTTGTATTGTAACTCATTAAAGATAAAAGCATTCGGAATTTCTTCTTCCGAAAACTCATATGTATCATAGATAGTATCACTGCGTTTCGGCATCTGAGTTTCCTTGCGTTGACGCAAGAGCTGCGGCTGTTGGCGTCTGGTTAGGAGTTTGCTGCTGCATCTGTTGCAGAGCTTGTGGGATTTGCGGCATAGGAGTATTAAAAGCAACACCCTTAGCAACTGCTTCTTGTGCCGCCTGCTGCCAAGCAGCTACTTGTTGCTCATACATAACTTGAACTTGTGGCTTCTCAAAAGGACGAAGATCCACACCCCTGGACTTATAGAGATAAGAGAATGCAGGAGCTAGATTATACTGCTGTCCAAGTTGAGGAGAAGTTGCAAGAGCCTGGATAGCGCCCGCAAGTTCATCCGTGCTAAGCAGTTTATCTGAAGGAGTAAGGCCATCAGCAACTTTAAACTGTATAGAAGACTGACGAAGTTTTACGATATCAATATTAACATCTTGCTGAACATCTGGATTAAAGATAGTCCCATTTCTCTGGTATTGAAGAATGTTAAGCTTGATAATCTCTTTCATCGGAGTAAAGACTTGTGCCTCAGACATAAGAGCCATAACTTGATTATGACTATTTCCGCGACCCATAATATCTTCATACTCTTTACGAGTTTTATTACCCTTTACAAACTGCCCCTGTTGCGCCGGATTTTGGTTATTAATCTGGTTGGCAAAGTTAACAGCTAACTGAGAACCTTGCAGAAGAGTAGAAGTAGCTTCGTCGCGGAAGGGGAAAGGAAATACAGCTTCGCCCACTGGCTTTCCATAAGCACTCGGCCTGACTGGAATCTTTGCCGCTGGATCAGTGTTATTTATATCCTTCTCGCGCACACGCAATGGATCATACAACACTCTATCTCCGACAAGACGACGTTTACTGGCGATAAAGCCATTCCACATCGCACTTGCCACATCTTGCATATCCATCACATTCGAGCCAAAACTCTTTGTCTGATAATCAAGACCATCTTCCAAAGGCTGCCCGAAAAGTAGTGGTATCATGCCGTGAGCATTAGTAAGTCTTTTCGCCTGAAGAACAACCCTCTGATTTACGACTACGATCTTCCAAACTTGCGGAGTCTGAGAAGCTGCAACTCTTAGATCAAAATCAGAAGGAATAATACGGCAATAAAGAGTCATTACCTGATAGACGTTGCCGTAACGAATTTGTCGTTTCTGATTACTAACATTATTCGCCCACGCCATCCANTCAAAACTCTGGAGNTTCTGGCGGTTCATAAGAGGATACGGATTAATCATAGGAATATAATAGAGCCACGGAACTCCATTAGATCCACCAGCCATACCAGATGAAAGTTCTGACTCAAGCGCACGCTCTACAGTCCTAACATCGACCTGACCAAAAAGATCGTTGCAATACTTCTTCATGCGCGAACGAGAATACATCTCAATATAACCAGCGAACTCGCCATCAGAAGGAATATCCGACGGATGAACACGCGGATCAAAGAATGTATTATAAAGGTCCAATCTTTTAACTACATTTCCGTTCCAGATAACATTCCGGACCGCCGCACTATTTGTCTGTGAAATATCCGTATCAATAACTGCTGTTGTCTTCTGGCCCCAATCAACTTCTACGGCATGAAGATTATACTTAAGACCATCGCGGAAAAACATAAGAAGCTGCCTAATCCAGCCAGCAGTAATGCTATTTTCACTGATGATGGTTTCCATCTGTAATGCAGCATCAGCATTAGCAGGATCGGACCCAACCCCAAAAATAGGATAGCCAGTACAAAAAACATTTGCCATGTATCCAAGAGCTGCTTCNACCTGTGGCATGACAACTGGAACTGTCACGTTCTGAATCTTCTGTTTATTTCCCAACCGATTAGCAATTCTTGCTTTCCAGTTCTCAGAGGTCCAATCATCCTCTCTCATATAGTAACGATCAATCATCTCCAAATTTGACCGAATATCAAACTGACTAAGAAGAAGGGTCTGACACTTAGTTGCGTAATCGACGAAATAGTCTTCTTGTGTCTTATTAAGCCTAAAGACTGTATCTTCAGCCATTTTTACTTCCTCTTAAAAAGAATAATTATTCTCGATAACTTTGGAGGCGTTAGCTTCGTGCAACTCTGTGTTCATGTCAGTAGCTAGGAGCGGGCCATATGTTTCCACTGTCTTGTTAATATAACCCAGAAGATCTAGGATATTATCTACATTATTCTTTTTCAGCGCATTCCAGTTGGAGATTTGATGTTGCACCCTGTTCCTAGTATCTGGATGCAGAACAATCTCTTTCGCTTGCAGGGCCTTAATAGTAGTTATAATTCTAGAGTTCTTACTATTAGTCCCAGGATATACCTCCAGGAAGTGGAAACCCTCTAACTTAAGATTCTCTGCAATCTGTGCGAACCAATAGAGAAGAGTGGCCTGATAAGCAACGCCCTCGGCGACTATAACTTTCGTCCCCGTTTCAAGAGCCATTAGTAGCGCTCGGCGGATAGTATTACCAGGAGAGAGTGGTTCTTCTATAATAGTTCTAAGTGCAGGAGTTTCATCATAGACAACACAGTGCCCGATAGCTACAAGATCTGAGCCTTTTTTATCACCAGATGGATCTATGAGAATAAACTGTCCTTGTGGTATCTCATGCTCGCCCCACTTCCATTCCGCAAACTGAGAAAAATCTACCTTCGTATTGATACCAACTTCCGTGTCATTCTGCACTTCAGCAAAGAAGATTTCCGGATGGCCAATACCAATATCATTATCCAGCTCTTGTAACAGAGAATCAATGGAGCGAAGATCTGGCCAGAGCGCCGTGCCATCAGCAAGTATAGCACCAGAGATAAACTTAATCCAACTCGGGTTCTTCTTAAGTTTTTTAAGAATAGAGTGCTCAGTAGGAAAGAAGTTTCCAGCAAAGATGAATAAACAACCAGCCGGGCTTTTAGCTTTCATGGCAGTTCCTATGAACCACTTCTCTAAAGCTGTGCTCTGAATTTCAGAGTCCGCACAATCAGCTGTTTGAATATCGTCAAATACCATAACATCCGGGCGCACGTTCTTAATATTCAAGCCTCGCACAGAGCCACCAGCACCAAGGGCTGCAACTATAATAGTTCTACCTCTAAAACCAAACTTTTTAATTGACTGTGTATCTTTTTCTATTCCTACGCGCCAAGAGCCAAATAATCTAACGATGTTACTTTCATCTAACATGTCCATAACATCAGCTATAATATTCTCAGCGTTCGCAGCCGTAGAACCAATGACAAGAATAAATTTCCGTTTCGTGAACAGAATACAGTAAACTATAAAGAGTTTAATGAGGGTAGTTTTACCGTGTCCGCGCGGGATACCAAGAGCAATCTGCGGAAACCTACCAATTACATCTAATGACTTACGAAGAAGATCCCAGATCGCTAGATGCACAGGAGGAAACAGATACTTAAAAACAGCAGGCATACAAAGACCTGCGAGCATATTAAGTTGCGTCTTCGCAAGCTCGATAACCTCATTAGCTATATACGAAGCTTCAGAAGTATCAACTTGCTCTGGTTGTTTTTCCGGCTCATCCTCAATGGGCATTCCCAACGCATCTGCCCAATTCTTTACATTACTCATCAGTCGGGAGTTCCTGATAACTGAAGTTTAAGAGCAAGAAGCAACAGCTTTGCAGCTTCCCGGTCTTTCTCCTGAAAGTTAAAAGGCTTTGGCGCATCATCCACTTTTGCCATGTTCGATTCCATGGGCTGGAAGGAGGGCCGCAACTTTCTGGTATTTGGCTGCTGCATCTCTATCTCCTGCTGCTATAGCTGCTTGCTTCAATACTTGACCAGCAGGCATTGTAACAAGTGTCTGTCCCCCGGTTTCGATAACTTCGCCCATCGGATTAGTAACAAACTCTCTCGTAACAACAACGGGCATTTGTAAGTTAACGATTTGTTGGTTGATAATAAGGCTTTCGTGAGCAGGAACTCCGCGTCTCTTCGCGTTGTTTAAAACTGCGAACGCCCTCAGAACATCTGTCGGCTTATAGATCATACCAGAATCGACGGCTTCTGATAGCTTATTAATCAATGCATCTTCGATGCTATCAATAGATCTATCACGCTCTGAGTTAGCAGTCAAGTTCTGCATTCGCAGTTCTACGACAGCATTCCGAAACTCTTCATTAGAAAGAAGTTCTGTAATGTAGGAAGGCTCACAGCCAATAGTAGTGGCTACAACCTCATTACTAAGGCCATGACCCAAGAGCTGTTTTACTTTCTCTTTATCTACCATTGACTGTCTCCTTTAGATAAGCGGAAATTTCCTAACCCACGGACACCCAATAGTTATGTCCGAGGCGGGATTAACGCCAGTAGCATTAAAGTATTGAGTAATCTTCCAAAGATAAGCGGTAGAATCACTCATTATACGCTGCGGCTCTGTAAGCATCCTACCAACAATAGGATATTCCGCTGCTTGTTGCGGAAATAAGAAAGAATTACCTGTGTTCATATCCAGAAACTCTTGCGCCGCAGCTCCACCACTTTCTCTGGAGGACATAGTAACAGCAAGAAGTCCTGTCGGAACAGAGTTAATCTTAATCCTTACACCAGTCTGAATAATATCTCCAGGCTGAATGTCAGCAGCTCCACCTATAGAAACCTGCCCGGCTCTAAATACAACAGCCTCAAGAGCAAGTCCTGCTGTAGAGCCTGTAAGAACCATCCTCTGCTGTTCAGCACCGGCTACAGTTCCAGTCAACGGCTCTTTAGTAAGATCACATACCGTCGTGGAGTTTCCAGCGTCGCGCTGCACAATAAAGTTTGTAGCTAGATTACCAGATCCAAAGGTAAATCCAGCAGATGCAGTCTTAGTTCCTGTGGTTCCCAACATGACACCATTATTAACAGCGCCAGTGTGTAAGAGATTTCCACGAGGATTAGTAGCAATAAAATAATCTTGAGGATGCGGCCAGTCATAATCTACCGGGTCAAGATAAGGACTAATTTTATTCCAGTATGTCTTCCCAAGATAGTATGCACCCTGACAAGTAGGATGAATGTTATCATACAGGAAGTTAGCATTTGGATTCCCGTTGGCGTCTGCAAAGTTACACCAGTAAGGAGTAACATCACAGAGAACAACAGAAGGCTTATACTGCCCAATGCTCCACTGATATACTAACTTAGATCCCATGCAGAGGGATCGTAACCAGGCATTAAACTCATTCATAACTTGTAAGCCACCTGCCGGGATAGTAATACTACCCTTCGGGCAGATGGTAGTTACGAAGCACACAATCCCAGCTTGCACCAATGGCCGCAGAATAAGATTTAAGTACTGCGATTTCATAGTTGCAATTGGCGTCTGCTGTGTCAGATCATTTGTACCGCATTCAATGATACAGAAATCTGGCTGCTGCGCTATGACAGCTGCAACTCTAGCGGAAACCTGTAAGATTGTATCTCCAGGGAAGCCAAAGTTCTGCGCCTGACCAATTGTAACTCTCTGCTCTGAGAGAAACCTAATCCAACTGGCATATCCTACATTGTAGTAATTATTAAAGACCGCTGCCGGCGGAACAGTTACCTGAAACGCAGCAGCAGTAATACTATCTCCAAGAACTGCACAAATCTTATTCCGCGGCCAAGCTGAAAGTGCTTGCGGAAAATCTGTTGCGGGCCAATTAAGTGGAGCTGGCATTTCCTTCCTCACTCATTGGTTGTTTAAAATTAGCTTCTATTTCTTCCGGACTCATGTTTCTGAGTTTAAACAGAAGTTCATGAACCTCAGCAACAGGAGCAGATTCGATCTTATTTCTAGTAAGATACTCTAGAACTCTTACGAGAAGGGGTGAAGGAGAAACTACTGTGCAGTCATTAGGACTTACAGGAGTCTCCGCAATATAGTATCTGCCGCTCTGTGTGAGATAAACTTTCATATGTGTGCGCCCAGATAAATAAACATTTTCGCCCTCAGATCTAACAATTCGCGCGCCTGATCGCTTATAAGCAAGAACACCTTACAACAACCTCATAAGGAAGAGAAGTAGGGATTTTAAGAAAGAGAAACTTACCTATTTTTCTGTAGAAGTTTTATAAAATTTATTTTATTAGGTAAAAATTTCAGGAAATTTTGAGGGGTTTCAGAGAAAAGAACCAGGCAAAAGTCCAAAAAGGGTTCCGCCGCCCCCAATTCTTAGATAGCATACTAACTACTGGATACTTACATAGCTTACTAATCATATCCCCTGCTCCTATCATTAGTATGATAACTAAGAGTTGTGGTCAAAAGAAAAGCCAGTAGATACAACTAGTTATGTCATATCTACCGGCTTTGCTCTATTTGCTACATATCTCTGTCATGGATCAGTCATTTCCAGGGGATGTAGCCAAGCCAAAACATCCAAGCGAAACTACCAAGGCATATACCAGCCAGGAACCAAATC